CAGTTGAATAATTTTAATTATAAAGCCTTTATTTTAGCCTATCCATATGTTTTACCCCTTAAATCATTCATGGATATTGTTCCTGTAGGCTTTCCTGCTAGTGTTCTTACTTCTGTATCATTTAAACTTATTGTATTTGTAGCTGGTTTTTTTAACTCTATATTAACGTCTTGCATAGATATTTCGGTTGTAGGTAGTGCCATGTTGTTGCCTCCTTATTTGAATTGTTGATAATAAACCATAAATTCTGGCATTATTGGTCTTTCTACAGGTTTGTATTCTGTTTTATCTACTTTCTCTGTTATATCCAACCATTCTTTTTTAAATTTGTCTCTTAGTTCCCTCTCTTCTAATGTCTGCTCTTGTTCTCCGTTTAGAACAGCTACATCATATATAAGCACAGTTCTAAATATTTCAACTCTCTCTCTTTTTAGCTTATTACACAAATCCTCATAAGTAACCATTCCCCAGTTGAATAAATCCTCTTCTGTAGCTGGGACTATAACTCCATCAACTAACTTAGGAACTCCACTTGGTATTTTATCTAAGTCATAAAATAAAATGCTGTCAGATTCTTTGTCTCCTTCTTCTACAATTCCAACTACATATACCCTATGTTCATTAATTAATATGTTTTTATCTAATTTATATATTGTTATCATTTATATCCTCCTTCAGACTTTTAACTTCTTTTTGTAAGTCTTGTATTATGGTAAATAACTCTTTTATTCCGCCAAGCGATACAGTTGCTAACTTAGCATAATCAACTGTCTTTATTTTACCTTTTGCAGCGTCTTGTATTTCAACAACAAATTCAGGAAACACTTTTTCAACCTCTTGGGCTATTACTCCGATGTCTCTATTTTCTGTTTCTTTCCATTTGTATCTATATATGTCTAATTTATTAATTAAATTAAGACAGTTTTCTAATGGACTTATATCTTTTTTAAGTTTTCCGTCTGAATAAGCTGTCACATTTCCAGCAGCAGTCAAACTACCACTGCATGATATAGCCCCTACCACATGAATACTAGCCCCAATAGTTCCTCCGTTTTGCTTATTTAAGTAATTGGTAGAGATAAAATTAACAGAATTATTTAAGGTTAAAATATCCACACTTTGTATTGTTCCGGCGTTATTCGAAAAGCTGAATCTTGAAGGAAACTCGCTGCTAGCTGAATTTGCAAATCTAAACCCATTATTGTTCGTCACTTCTGCGAAAAAAGTTTTATCTGTACCTCTAGCAGTATTAACAAATCTAATAACTGGTGCATTATTTGTGCTTGATGTTGTAATTCTCACCATTGCGTCTTTAGGGTGCACCCCTCCATCTATTATAAATTCACCTGTAGATGAAGAAAGATTCACCCTATGGTAGCCGTTATCTAGGATTTTATATGATGCCCCTGTAACATCATTTCCAAAAGTTACCGAATTATCAGAAGATACCCTTCCAATGTACCCACTTTTAGAACCATCATAAACCCTTAATAATGCGTTGCTTCCTTCACGTTTTAGATCTATACCGCCATTGTTGTAGATTGTTGTACTTGTGTTTATGTCATTTTCAGCAGCTTTTACAGTTAAAGCTCCTGTCATAGTGTCACCAGACTTAGATACTTTGCCATCTATTTCAGTTTTTAATGTTCCTGCATCTCCTGGATATGTGCCTTTGTCTAGTTTACTATTATTTAAATTTGTTAAAGTCTGATTAGTTGTTTCAGCGTTTTGGTCTAATTTGTCATAATTTTCGGAAATATGTTTTGTTACATCAACAAAGTCATTTGGCTCTGGTTTTAATAGTTTTAAGAAATTCGTTAATATTCCCATTAGTTCCCCCCCTTTTTTATTTTATTTCTGCCTTTTGGTAAATTTCATCCCAAGTAAATGGAGATAATTCTCCCCATGTGTAAGGGAGTAATTCTCCCCAAGTTCTATATCTAATTCTCACTTCATAGGTCAGATGCGCTGGTTTATTCAAGTCCACCATTTCTTTGAAATTATCCATATTTGGCGGAATGCCTATTACAGATGTGAAAGATATTATAAAATGGTAATCGTTAAAGTTTTCTATAACTTCTATTTCTCCATTTGTAAATATTTTTGCTTGTTCTTTTAAAAAGCTGGGTGTAAATATCCCTTTGGCTTGGAGAGTATAGATTACTCTTTCAATTCTGTCTTGAAGCGAGTAATTAGACACAGCCTTTAATTCCATAAACTTTTCCCATCTGCTGATTGTTTCTTCGGTTGAATCAATTATGAAAGTGTATGTATTGTATTGACTTATATCCTTTCTTCCTATGCCAACTTGCATCTCAATTGAGTTAAACAAATCTTCCATTAAAGAGTTTCTAGCTATGTTGCTTATGTATTTAATCATATAGCATTCACCTTACCCCTTGCATGATTTCTACATTGTTTAGTACAACAATCTTATCTCTTTCAACTTCTATATTCCCAGTTGTTTCTCCATTTACAGATAAAGAAGTATAGTCAAGAACTCCATCTACAGATAATATTACAGCTCCAATCTTACCTATACTAACTATTGTAGTATTAGCATTAGAAGTATATTGAATAGTATTATTCATTATTCCTTTTTGGATATCTGCTGTTATATCTTGTTTTATTTTGCTTATATCGTACCCTGTGGCTATTCTAACTGTGGCGGTAACATTAAGGTCATATTTTATATAACTTACTACTGTTACATCAGCTCCAACAGGTCTCCCATCTGGCTGTTCTATCCTGTTTTTAACAGCTTCCACAAGTTCTGGACTTGCTACATTATAATCATAATCACTTATAATAACTTTTACAGTTCCGCCACCATTCCATACAGGAATAACATCAACTTTCCCTACTCCTTCTACTTCTTTAGCCCATTGTTTATAATCATTTTCATTTCCACTGTGTGCTGGTCTCATTATTTTTTCTTTTGCTCTAGCTATTAAAGATTCATTGCTTTCAATATCGAATCCACCTGTTATAGCTTCTTCATTTGTAGCTGTGTATATATTAGTATCTGCTATTTCAAAAGCTACTATATCACCTATTCCGCAGTTCCCAGTAATACCACCTACTAAAGCTTGGACTCTAACTTTGGCTTTACCATCGCTTCCTATTAGTGCTAATGCTAATGTTTCATATTTTACCCCTATTCTACTTAATACTACAGTTCCTTTTGGTATTGTAGTTCCTGTTTTTCCTGTTATAGTTATTTCTCCAGAAGCTTTAACCTCACTTCTTCTTTCAACTCCGAAAATTAATGCGTGTTTATCTACATATTCATTTTCTGTAGCTGTATCTATAAATGTTTGTTTACTCCACCATTCTAAATAATCATATAAGTCTTTTATTTCTAATGCTGTTGCTGCTGCTATATCATAATCATATGTTCCCTCAATTTTAGATAAGGGATTTTGCATATTTCCTAGTATATTATTCCTTATTTCAATTAAAGTTTTAAAGTCCAATTACATCTACCCCCATATTTTCAATAGTTCCATATACTGTATCTACAGAAAAATAAATATATGGATGTTGCATACCTTCAGGAGTTTCAATGCTAAAACTATGTAACCTTGTTATATATGGATTTACTCCTAAACATTCTCTTATTTCATTTTCTAAGATAGCATCCTTAATGGTTTTATCATATATAGTTCCTAGCTGTTCTTTTAGCTCATTTCCGTAGTTGTTACTATAAGCCTTGTATTTATATCTCTCTGTTTTCAAAGCTCTCCATATCCAAACCTTGAGAGCTTCTGACCCTTCCAATGTAACTATCTCATTATTTTCAATAATAGGTTCTCCTGTTTCAAAATCAATAGCCATTTCCTTAAATAAAGGCAATTCATTTTCTTGCGTTTCTGTTTCATTCAAAAATATTTCAAATCCTGCCACATTACACCCCCTCTATTGCTCCTGATGGCATTTTAGTTATTTTACTAACTACTACCCAGTAAACACCTACTATATTTACTAAAACCTCATCACCAGCCTTTAGCGTGTCCTCAAACCATATATCACCATGTGTCTTGTATGCTCCTTTACCTTTTAAGCTTCCCGCTGCTCCTCCTACCCCTTTTATACTTGGTATACTATGCGTATGAGATTCAGCAGTTGCTGTGCTTGTAGTGTTATTAACATCCAGCTTACTTAAACTTAATTCTATATCATCTACTGTTCCATCTATTGTATAGTCTCTATGGTAATGAGGTAATAAATAGTTACTGCAATATATTTGTTTTGAAGGAATAACTTGCTCTGCGAATTTTAATGTCAATTCTGGGGGTGCTGTCTCTACTTTTGCTATAAGTTGCGTTGGCATATTTATGTTTTGTTCTTTCATCATTAATAATAATTCACCAGCCCAATCAGTCATTTAATCCTCCTTAATCTTCCCACTGTTTTCCTTCTTGAAGACTGTATATTCTTTTTTTCTTTTTCTTTTCTTTTTCTTCAAGCTCAACTTTATCCATCGCATTATCAAATACAAGTTCTAAATTTGTGTAATAATCTCCATCTTGAAAAATATGAGTATCATTTTTAATTAGAAAACTTCCTATCAAACCTGTATTATGTTCTTTTATTGCTACAGAATACCCAGCTATTAAATCAGGATTACCATTTGCAATAACATTAGCATAACTTTGTTTTCCCTTTAACATATCCCTAGCATTAAATATATTGTTCATATCTTTAGTGTATTCAACAACATCTTGAAATAAACCATATTTATTCTTATCCTCTTCATTTGCTACTTTATCAATTATCTGTTGTTTCTTTTTTTCGGTTTTATAAACTATAATTTGATTAACCATATCTTCTATAGATTCGCTATATCTAGTACTTCTCAAATCATTATAAGAATCAAGTTCTAAATCCTCTAACAATACCCCCTGATCTCCTATTTCTATCTTCCCATTGTCACACGATACCGAATATATAGATTTGTCCTTATTGTGTTGTATTGTATAAGCAGCCAAAATTATTTGATATGCTGATTTATCTATAGCTGGAAAGGTACATTTAACTTTATCTTTTGGAAGTCTTCCAACTTCAAGTCCTAATTCTCCACATATTTCTTTTACTATTTCTGAAGGAACTCTATTAAAATAATTTTTTACAAAGAAATTTTTATTCAAATAAATAGAGTTGTCATAAGCAATGAAATTAACATTTTTGTTATCTGTATTTTTTTCAACTGTAAATATTCTCCCTTTAAATAACGTTTCTGTATTATCCAATTTAAACTCAACACTATCTCCAACATTAACATTTATATTTTCAGTTGTTTGAAAATCAACATTTAATTTTCTTGAACTTCCATATATTCCACCACTCCATTCAATTCTATTAAATTTTTTTTTATATATATTTTCATTTACTTTTATTTCTATCATAATTAACCTCTTTTGTATAAACCAGTTATATTATCAGTAATTTTTCCTTGATCTCTAGTTTCAATCAATGAAATACTTATATTTATATCTCCTGTTCTTTCTACTACGCTATATTGTAATCTTTCTATTTTACACTTATATGTTATTACTAATTCAGGAACTATAAAGGTTAAATCTTTCTTTTCTTTTTTCCATTTTTTTAATAGTTCTACTGCTGCTGTTGGTGGCAATGGATTTTTTAATGAGAGAAAATGTGATGTTATTGATGGAAAAAAGGTACTAAAGCTTATTCTGTCAGCTCTTCTTTCTCCAAAATTAACCTTTTCTCCAAAATCTATTATATTTACAGATACTGTATTTTGTTCTGTTGTTATTTCTAAATCAAGTGGTGGTATCACAAATACAAAAGGTTTTTTCCCTTCAAGTAATATAAAATTAGGTTTCATATCTTTTCTCCTATTGCTGTGTCAATTTAGCTTCAAAAAATGCAAGTTTCAAAGCTTCACCTGTTTTTTCAGTTGTTTTTCTGATTATTTCTTCTTCGTTTAAAGATGTATTTATACTTAATCCCCTTAAATCTATATTTATTTCTGGAGCTTTTATATTATTTTCTGGAATATTATATTTTAGATTTTTATTCATTCCAGAATTAAAATTATCAGAAAATGACTTTGTTCCTGAAAAATAAGCACTATTCTTTAAATATTTATTAATAGATTCTTTTTCTACTTGGAAGCCTCCATGTTCTATATATCTGGCTCTATTTTCTTTTCTTTGTTCATTTTGAAGTTTATACAATTCCTTATTTTTAATTCTGTCATCAACTAAACCCAATGCACTTCCAATCCCACTTAATCCAGTAACTTGTCCAACTATGTCATATCCTTTACCAGCTAGCCACACAATACCCCTACCGAGTTTTTCTATATTTTCAACCGTTAACAACGCAGAATCTGCCAATTGGTTTAATTTTTTTGTTAATTCAGCTGCTTGTTCTCCAAGTACTGGGGAAAGACCCTCTCCTACTTGGAGTTGTAATCCACTCCATGCACTTTTTAATTCTTCTATTTTTTGTCTATCTGTATCTGACATTTTAGAATAAAAATTATCTAAGGCTCCTGTAGCATTATAAACTGCCTCTTCTGCTTTTTTAGTGCTTTCTGTTGAATTGTTCATAATTGAAGTCCAAATTTTTAAACCTTCAGTTCCTGCGATTGTTGCTAACCAGTTATTTCTTTGCTCAACAGTTAATTTTTCTAAAGCTGGCTTACTTTCTTCTATAATTTTTCTTAATCCTTTAAATTTTCCATTTTGATCATATAGTTTGGTATTAGTTTTTTCAAATTGTTTTCTCATTCCTGGTGTAACTTTAGCTAGTCTTGCATATATAGCATTTAGCCCAGTTCCTGCTTTTTCGCTTTTTATTCCATTATCTGCAAGTATTCCCAACATAACAGCAGTTTCTTTAAAGTCTTCTCCTAATGCTTTAGATGAAGCTCCAACATAAGTAAATGCTTTTCCCATCATTCCAACTGTTGTGTTTGTATTATTAGCTGTACTTGTCAATACATCAGTGTACATTCCTATATCACTTATACTCAAACCAAAAGCACTTAAAGAGTCTGTTATCATATCTGAAGTACTTACCAAATCTTCACCAGTAGCTACTGATAATTTAAGTAATGTAGGAGTAACAGATAAAATTTCATTTGTTCTATATCCTGCCATGGCTTGATACATTTGAGCTTCTGCTACTTGACTTGCTGTAAATCTTGTGCTTCTTCCTAACTCTTTAACTTGCTGTGTCATTATAGCTTGTTCCTCTGCATTAGCACCACTTATAGCAGCATTTCTGGCTAATTGGTCATTAAGGTCAACATATCCCATATAAGAATCTTTTATAAATTTAGTAGCTGCTCCAGTAGCCGCTGTTGTAACAAATGTTTTTATTCCTAAAGCCGCTCTATCAAACCCAGTACTCATTTGATTAAGTGATGTTTGAGATTTACCAGCACTTTTACCAATTGAATTACTCATTTTATCAAATTGCCCAGTAGCCTTTTGTATAATAGTTGAAAATTTATCTTTCAATTCCAAAGCTGCACTTAATATATAGTTGCTCATCATTTCCTCCTTTTATTATTTTTCAATAAAAAAATCCCCAGATAATTGAATATCTGAGGATTGAAATAAAATTTTTATTTGATATCACTTAAATAGTATTTTCCATTTTTGTCTTGTTTAACATATTTTGAATAATTATCATCATATTCTAAAATGTGATAAAGAATAGTTACATTCATGTTTTCATTATCATTGTTCCTGTTATTTGCTGTTGCAAATGATCCTTCATCTAAAGGCATATCAGGTAATAGGAAGTGAATAAAATAATTACTATAACCAGCATTACGTTGTTTTATTCCAAGAGCTATTTTTTGCATATCTTCTTCATTTGGAAATTTATTATTTTCTGGATATATTCTTATTGTCTGTGAAAATTTACTTCCAGGAACAACATCTTTTTCTAGTATCTCTATGTCGAAAGAAAAACTAAAACTAAAAACCAATAAACTAAGTAATAATATTAATAATTTTTTCATAACACTCTCCTTTTATGTAATTCATATACTATAATTTTACCCCATGTCTTATAAAAGTCAAGGCATTTTATTAATTAAAATCCCCCAGTAGAAATACTAGGGGATTGTTTTTATTCTTTGTTTGACAGTTTTTGTTGACCTAAAATTTTTACTGTATTTTCTAAAACTTTATCTTTATCTAAACCTAACTCATTAATTTTATCTAAGTTTTCTTTTTCGATTTCCAGTTCCACAATTACAGGTAAAGGCTCTTTTGAAGCATCATATTTTTCTGGTGTCTTAAAATCATGAAAGAATGTTGCTGCTGATTTTGTCTTACATTCAGAATCTAACATTATCTTGGTATATTCTTCTTTCAACAGGTCGAATAAGTAAGCTATCTGGTTTTCTATATATTCTGCTTTATCTATTCTATCTCTCATTCTCTTAATCATCCAGTCGAACTTACCATCAATTGTTATTTCTTTCAACTTAGTATGAGCTTCTTTGATAAAACTTTCCATTTTATTAAACCTATTGATATAAGCCATTTTGAAGTCTGTAAAACCTTGAACATGGAACATATACAGGGTAAACCCATCTTTTGTGAGTTTGTATTCTCTATTCATTTTACCATTAGAAGCCTTATAACTTCCTTTGATGAATAGGGCGGAAATATCCGCTCTACTATTATTTAAGATATTATCTAGTGATTCTAAAACATCTTTATGATTTCTTTTTAATCCTTCAGCTATAGTCCTACTGCTAACAAAATACCCAATTCTTTCATCAAACTCCAAATTTAATACTTCATCCATAAATATCATCTCCGATTATTGATATTCCAATCAAAAAATGATATAATAGATTTATCAATCTTTGATTGGTGCTGTAGAGTGTTAAGAATCCTTGGTCGGTGGATTAACACTCTATTTTTTATTGTCTAGATCAACCTTTAGCAGTTTTATACCTTCCATAATTGCATCTGTTCTAGTTTTATTAAGTTTATCAGCACACTCTTGAATTAAATCTAACTCCTCTTGCCTCAACCTAATATTTAGCTTTTTATCTCTGGCATTATCTGCTTTTGGTCTACCAGTTCTTGGACTCATTCCATCACCTCACTTTTTGTCCTTACACTAATAATAAATTAGTCCGCCCAAAAAGTCAAGTCTTTTTTTTATTTTTTGGAGAAAAGAATTGAAATTTGATTTTATGCTTTTAAAAAGTTATAATATATTCAAATTAAATAAAGGAGTGATATTATGAAATTAAATCCAGATTGTATAAGAGATATTCTATTAAAGCTCGAAGAAACTACTGATGGTAGGGGAGAATATATGTTTGATGAAAGCAATTTAGAATCTTTAAATTTGAAATATACACCTACAGAGCTTTTATATCATTTAAAACAGTGTCTTGATAGTGGATTCATTCAGGGCAGAAATAGAGGTTCTTGCATTTCGGTGCGTGACCTCACTCCAGCAGGTCATGCTTTTTTAGCAGATATTCGCAATGATAACAACTGGAATAAAACAAAAGAAATAGCCACTAAAGTAGGAACATTTTCTTTAAATGCTCTAAAAGACATTGCTGTAGGAGTTGTTTCTGCTGGAATTACTGCCTCTCTCAAATAATCAAAATACAATGAGGAGATGAATGCTGTGAATAAATTTTATATCAACACTGTAACTCATGAAATACACAAGGTATCTTGTACTTATGTAGATCTTTCTAACTATCCTAACATCATATACTTAGGGGCTTACAATTCAGCTATCGCTGCTAAAAAAGATGCTATTAGACAAGGATACAAAAATGCTGATGGCTGTGAGAAATGTTCTCCAGAAACTCACACTAAATAATATTCATTAGTAAGAGGGAAAAATATCCCTCTTTTTTAATACATTCTAAATGTCAATTCTTTCTCTAAATCCAACCACACATTCGCTGCTCCTGCTTCATTTGCACACTTTTGTATATATTTGTTATCGTTTTTATCTAAGAGTATAACCTCGTCTCCTTCATACCATATTCTTTTTATTTCATCTTTTGCAATTATTTGTTCTGAAAATCTGATAAAGTTTTTCATTTCTATCCCTCCTATTAAGCACATTAAAATAATAAAGTTACCTTTATTTCCAATCCTCAGATATTCAATTGCCAAGGTTCATTTTTTATTACATTATCATGCCATACATTATAAGGAGGTCTTTTGTATTGAGTTCTCTAAGCTCTTTTAACGTATGACCTTTGTTAAGGTAGTGAGCGATTGTGAAAGCTCTCCAATCACTCTTTATGAGTTTTTTATATCATTCTCAACTATTTCTATTGCATCTTTTCCATAAAAGCCAGATTTATCAAGTATAGCCTTTGCTATTTCTCTTACTTCTCCAACTGTGAATATTTTCCCTACTATTTCAGCTGGTTCAAATGCTATTCCATTTAATTTCCCATCTTTTAAATTAGGGCTTATACAGTTGTCATAAATTAAAAGTTCATCACTTTGCTGCTCTGTTATAACTGTCATAAGCTCTTTGAAGTTTAATGGTCTTAGCTCAATCAACTTATCCAGCCTTTTAATTTTTACTTTTATAGTTTCTTCTTTTTTGGCTTTTGTTGCTAACCCTAAAATATCTTCTATTGTTAAAAGTTCATTATTCATTATTTAATTTCCCCCTCATATTCAACATCTTCAGGAGTGAAACCAAATGGCATTTCTTCTGATATAGCCTCTCCTTTAGTTGCATTTATTATATTTAAAGTATTAAACCATACATTGTCTATAGATACTCTTTCTTCTTGTCTTCCTACTGCATCAGGATCAAGTATAGAAAATACTATTTTACTTCTTGTGTCATTCCCTTTTTTCCAATCCTTTAATATTTTATTTGCCCTAGAATACACTTTGTAAAGGGTTAATGTTCCTTCTCCAGTAAAGCTTGTTATTTTACTATCTACAGACATTCCAAGCAGAACATCTGATCTATTAGCTGTAATAGAAGCTGTTACAGCTGAAAATTCAGCTATGAGTTCATTATCGACCCATAACTTACCATACCCTCCAGTAAGTGTTTTATTTCCTCTTAAATTCTCTCCTGCCATTTAAACCTCCTACATTGTTATTACAAGATGTAAATCTACCATTGTATTAGCAAACCTTACATCACCAGCTAAAAATACTTGGTGTCCACTTGGATAACTTAATATTTCTAAATCTGTTAATTCATCAGGATCATGGCCATCTGCTACTACAACTTTTCTTTGTTCATCATAATCTATCTCTATTCTGTTGTCATAATCAGCACTTAATACATTTGGTTGAAGATCTTTGAAATATATTTTATTTACATTAGAGCAAAAATTCATTTTGTTATCATAGTTATTTATATATTTTCCCATCCAGTAATTTCTGAATGTATCTCTTATATCATCTACAACAATACACATTCCCTCAACTACTTTAATAAATCTAGTATCAGATTTCCAAGTGCTATCAAAAGTTGTCTTGCTGTTTACTGCCATGTTTATTCTTACTTTTTCATCATCATTATATAAACTTAGTTTCCCTAGAGCTGCTTCTACATCATCAACCTCTATCAAGTCACTCATAATCAAATTATCAGCTGATATATTTAGAGGAAGTCCTGCAAACATTCCACCTAGTGCCGCTGTGTATTCTTGTCCTGTAAATTCTCCTAGTTTAGATTTAAAAGTTTTATTACTTAATTGAACAATAGCCACATGGTCTGTATTAGTAGCAAAGGAACTTATATATTTTACTGTCTTGTCTATTGCTTCTGTTCCAAAAACTTGTTTTACCCAAAGAGTAATAGTAGTGTCTTCCTCTTCTGTAGCATTAGGAGCTACTAACCAGTTTATTTTTCTCTGTTTTGTTTCTGTGAGAATAGTAGTTATTTGTTCCTCTGCTCCTTGTACTCTTATTAAAATTTTCTTTGGACTGTAAGTATACATAGCTAGTTTTATCAAATTTATACTTTTAGTATCCCATTTAGTTTCATCTATATCTGCTATAGTTCCAACATTTACCCACTTTTCAGTTTGTTTAGTATCTTTAAGCACCATGCAAAGTATACCCGATGCACTTCTTTGGATAACTGTTGTTGCCAAAGTCTTAAAGATAACACTTATATCTGGTGTTGGATTTATTTGTCCTACTCCTGCCATTTATTCCCTCCTTTATGACTTGAATGATAAGTTCAAATCTTTAAATTTAACTTCTAGTTCTTGCATTAGTTCATAATCATATGGTTTTCCATACTGATCAAATAAACTTATACTAAATTCATAATGTCCTACTGTATCAACTATGTGCATATTAGTATCTGTCATAGTTAATATTCTATCTAATACAGGCAATATTTTATTACCAAATACTTCAAAATGATTATCTATGTTTTCTAATGCTTCCAAAGTTTCAGTATTGTTACCTTCTTTACTTTTTGGAAAATACATAATATCATAGTTAAGAGTTTTTAACTCTCTATAGTTACTATCCCATTCTTTGTAATATGTTAATAAATCAACAAAGTAACAAGGCCTTTTTATATTGTTTATATTTTCATATTCAACATCTATTCCTAATTCTGCTAGTTTCTTTACAATAGCTTTTCCTATATCTACAACCTTCATAATTTACCTCATTAATTTTCCCATCATTTTTTCAAGATCTCTATAGAAATTCAACTTTCTATTAAACATTGCTTTATGCAGCATTCTTCTACCTTTTACATAATGAACAGTTCTAGTTCCATCACTCCTGAATATCCTACTCTTAGGTCTATATTTTGTACCTTTTTTGATATCAGTTTCACTAGTTCCTAATCTTGTTCTATGTCCATATTCAACATGAGCTGCATATTCGGTATTGTTGTAAACTATTTGCTGAAACTCTTTTCGTTGTTTTTTTCTTGCTTTAAACCAATCATTTACCAAAGCACTTGTATCAACTGGTGTATATTTTTTAGCATCCCTTATAACTGTGTTGGCTTGGTCTAGTAAAAACTTACCAGTTTCTTTTGGAAATTCTCTTTTGAGAGTTTCTATCCTTTTAATCCAGTCATTCATTCCCTTGATCTTCATTTTCAAGCACCTCACTCAAAAATATTTCTTTATGCGACCCTTGATAAGAAAAAGGATGTGAAGCCCTAAAGGTATAAGTAAAATTATCTCTATAGACTTTTAATTTGTCATTCTGAACTATATCAACATCAGGGGCGACAAATAATATAAACTCTTGAGTAGAACTGTTTATTTCACTTATAACAGTTGCACTTAATCTTTTTTTGCTTAGTCTGCAAGGGATGGAAGCATATAAAATTCTATCCTCTCCTGTATTTCCCCCTTCTTCATCCTTACCCTTAACAAATCTATATACATCTACTTTATCTGTGTAGAGTTTAGCAAGGACAGCTGCCCTTTTACTCAATACTTGTGCTAGCATTTACAGTTCCCACCTTTCTAAATCTATTCAGTTGTTCTCTCATGCTTACAGCCACTTTGTCCTCTTGTGGAGTTCCAGTTATATACTCAATTCTTGTATCCCCTTCAGTTATTGATTTTACCCCACCAGATTCTATTTCACTTGCATAACTTAAAGTCATAGCTTCTGCTAGTGGTTCTATAAGCTTTTCAGGAAAATCTTCTCTATTCATATAATTCAAACTTTTTCTAACTTGAATCTTTATTTCTAACTTTGTTTTTTCTTCATTTAAATTAGGAAGGAAATTATTTATTATTTGGTAGATTTTATTCACTGTTTCTTCCATTAGTTCCTCCTGAGTAGAAAGGGAGATTACTCCCCTTCTGATATTGGTGTTTTAATTCTCCTTTTTCTAGGAGCGATACTAGGGTCTAGTAATTGCTACAAGTCCATCTTTCTTTTCATCTAGGATAAAACAATCATAGTAAAATCTACCTAAGAAAAGAGTTCCAGAATAATCTTCTGAATCAGTAACAATTCTATACTCTTGTAATTTTATTGGTGCTACTGTTGCTGATCTATGAGCGATTAAACAGTCATAGTTCCCTGCTGTTTCACTTGTTAAATCGTGCATCCAAGCTTTGTTAGTTTTTATAATAGGGATTCCATCAACTTCTCCAACTTGTCCTCTCATTAAAATAGTTCCTTGTGCTAACTCTGAAGCTTTTACAAAGTTAGGATCTAATTTTAATTGATTTAGAAATGCTGGTGTCACAAAGGCAACTCTTCCAGCTGCTGGAACAAAAGCGTCATCTAGTTTTTCTTGTGCCGCTAAAAAGTTTTCATAAGCTTTTCCTGCTGCTCCTGTAATTGCAGTTCCCTTACAAGAATCCAGCATTTTCGAAAGTCTGTATTCTTCTATTTCAGGAATAACCTTTTCCCTAAGCTGTCTTGCTAAAACTTCTCCTGATTTAATTTTAGTTTCCTCTTCATCCATTTTATCTAAAAGTATTTTAAAGCCTCTATCTTTTGTCATTGTCATTTCTTGTATTACATTTTCAATTTGTTGAGCTGCTCCATAACCTGTCTTTCTGTTATAATCTTTGTTATCTGCTGTTGTTACAGAAGTTATTTTTATCGTTTGAGCTCCTACAAAGTCATAATCTTGGTTTACCCCTGCATATGTAACTGAACTAGGTGTAAATCTCTCATCTACTTTTTCAGCGAATTTTGCTGTATATGTTATTGCCATTTGTTACCTCCTAATAATTATTAAATGCCTTATCAAAGGCTTCTATTTCTTTGTCTTTTTCTTCTGGTTTTTCAGAACCACCATTTAAATTAGTTGGTGTTCCTGCCCCTTGTGACTTAAAGTATTCTCCCATTACTTCCTGTAGCTCTTTTACACTTTTTTCAATATCTTCTTCTGTTTCCCCTGATACTCTATTTATAAACTTATCAGGCAGTTTATATTTAGATAAAACAGATTGTTTAAGACTGTTGATCTCAATGGTTTTTAAAGCTCCCTCTTTTTCTTCTAGCTGCTTTTGATATTTAGCAAGATCTAGTTTATATTTTTCTTCTGCTGTCATATTAGCTGTTTTTATTCTTTCCTCATAATCTTCTATAGATTCATTATGTTTTCTCTCAAGCTCTTTGACTTTAGCATCCCATTTTTTTTGTTCTCTTGTTAATCTATCAGCAACTATTTTATCGATTTCTTCTTGTGTAAAAGTTTTTTCTTCTGGCATATTCCCTCCTAGTGTTTTAAGTCTATCTGTAAGACTGATTATATCCATTCTTTATAGTCTTTTATGTTGGACTATTTAATAACTGGTATAGTAGTGCTTCTACAATTTGGATGCATTGGTGGATAATTTACACCAACAACTGCATCTTTAACTTTAAATACTTGCCCATGAAATCCCTTGCAAATAGCTGATGTTCTGTTGTCAATCTCTGCTAAAAACTCATATTCTTCTATCTCATCCTCTTCATATACTATTTTCGTGGCTTCATTGAGAGCATAATTCAATTCTGTTCTTACAAGCCTCTGAGTTTCTTTGTAGCCGCTACCCATTTGTTCTCTTATTCTCTTATTTAATTTTTGGGGATTTACCCCTTGAATAAGAGATTGCGTTATTTCTGTTTTTAATACTCGGCTTAATTTATCCCTATTCCTCCATATCCTTTCAGAAAAGTTTTCACCACTCCATGGGTACTGTATAGCCCTCTCTATTTGTTTGAGAGGTAAGATTGTATTAACTCCTTTTAGTCCTATATCTGCTTGGACACTTTTAAAAGTAGTCTTATATATCTCTCTTACACGATTAGCCACCTCCTTCTCTTCTTCAAATTTTTGTTTATTTATAACTTGGTTGGTCTGTACAATTAAACTTTCAAGTCTGCTAATTCTACTTTTCATAGCTAGAGTTTCAAGTTCTAGCTTTATTTCTTTATATTTTTCAAAGTTTATGTCTTTGTATTGTTTCAATTCTTTTAAATATCCTTCAAGGTCTTTTCTCCAAACTTTATATTCATTGGAATTTAATTTTTTTTGTGCTTCTGCATAGCTCAATCCAGTTTCAGACATATATTTTCCAATTAAATTATTTATATCAGCTAATATCCTTTCTTGTGCCTTCATGATTTCAATTTTAAGAGCTTTCTCTGATTGAATAGTAGTTTTATATACCTTCCTTTCTCTTTCCCTTTGCCTTTTATCCCAGTAAGCTTTATTCTTCATTTAATTCTTCTTCTGTTTGTTTTTTGTCAAAGAACTCATCATATTCCTCAACTTCTTCTTCAGCCTTTTTCTTTTCAATTTCTTTTTTTGCATCTTCTACATTTGGGAAAAGAGAAATAATTGATTCAGAACTCATTATTCCAGAAAGATTTCTCATAACTTCGGAAATTTCTTTAATATTCTTAGGTAAGTTTCTAGTAAATATTTTTTGGATTTCTATTGGTTTAATATCTGCTCCAACATGGTCTATTATCAATTGCAGCCTTTTATTAAGCGACTCTTTGAAATACATTTCCTTCTGACTTCCTAATTGCTCTAAAGGTAACAGTTTAAATTCAAGAGCTACCCCAGAAGTGTTCCCAGAAAACTTTTCATCTGTCATGTCAGGGGTAAAGCTGAATTTATGAATATCATTGTTGATTCTGTCTTTGACATTCTGTGAATAAGTATCATTCACTTGTTTTATCAGCCATTTAGCATCTCCATTATCATTTATTAACATAACTTTATCTTCTTTCATTTGCTTAATATCATTTTCATCTGTCCCCCCCATATTTGTAAGGACTAAATAAGCATCTGAAAAGTCTGTTAAATCATCAACTGAAGTTGAAACTGCTATATTATAAGCATCTATTAAAGTTATTACATTTTCAAAGTCACCTTTCTGATTTTTATTATTTGAATATTCTATTATTGGAACTTTGTTGAATCCGTGTGGTTTAGGTCTGCTTATTGGTGTTTTTGCATTATCCAAGTCTTTAGCTGTAAAGTTTGGATCAGTTGCTATATACTGATATGTAGTGACATTTAAGTTATCATATATGGCTAAGGTTACTTCATATTCTGTCGAAGTAATTTTATTTATTCCAAATCTTATAGCTCCTATTATATTTTTGTCTATTGTGTTGTCTCTTATAACAAATACATCTCTAGGGTCTAAAGATTTATGCTTTAATTTTAAAGTTTCATCTATATATAACAGTTCATACCCTTTCCCAAATATGCTACAGTTTAATGCTATTTCATAGTTAGTTTTTTGCTCTTCTTCTGTTGCTAAGTAGTCAGCTATTTTTTTATATGCTGCCTCTTTGTCCTCATCAGCTGAATAAGCAATATTCTTACCTATAAAATAAGCAGTTGTTATAGTAGATATATACTCTGGATAGCCAGATGCTATTTTAGTATCATTTTTATCTGATGTTCTATTTGGTTTTTTTAATATAGGCTGATTATTGTCGTAATAATCAAATAGTTTCTGTAACCTTGGAAGCTCATTAACTCTATAGTCATTAAACCGTTTTATGTATTTTTCTATTTCTAAAGCCATTTCTCACCTCTACCTAATCCCTAAAGTTTTCTTGTTTATAGTGCTTAATTTGTTTTTAATCATCAATGGTTCTACTGCATATCTCCAAGCATCCATAAGGTGATTATAATTATCTATTGGTTTATTTAACGCTTTACCTGTTTTCTTATCTTTATCCCAAATATAATTTTTTATTTCCATAATAAAGTTTTTACATTTAGGATGGATATAAACTTTGTGGCCTTGCAAATATTGAACCCCAAAATTAATACTATCTCCACCTTTAGCTGACGCTTGTATTCTTGGTAATCCGTTTCTTTGCATCCAAGCAATCGACTTACTTTCCGCACAATCTGCCACTATTTGACTTTTGTTGTACCCTTTATATTTAATCATTTCCACTATATCCTCATTAAACATTCCAGTGGCATAATGTTCATCAAATATATACATTTCCTTATTAACTTCATCAACTAATGTAGCTATAAAAGCACTTGGGTCATTACTGAATCCAAAATCCAAACCTAGACAAGTTCTAAATCTTTGTGTTTTTATAAGTTCTTTTAAATCAAACTCTTTTACTTCCCATCTGTAATAAACAGTTCCTTCACATATTCCCCAATCTCCATTACCTTCTACAAAGAATCTTTTTGGATTTTCCACTTCCATAGTTTTAAAAACTTTTTCATCTGCTTTGTCTAAAAATTCATTAGCTCTAAAGTTCGTAGTAATTGCCAGTATATCTTCTGTATGTTTATGTATTGCTAAGCCTTTAGTCAATAAGTTTTCTCTGTCATCTAATCCACCTTTAAAAAAGCGATCATTCATCCAATGCGTTTCAGCCCAAGGGTTAAATGTACATGTGATTTGTTTAAATAAGTGTTCTGGTACAGCTCCTCTAATAGATAAGTCAATTTTATTAAAATCATCCTCGTTTTCTATTTGATAGGCTTCCTCAAACCAACACCAGCAAAGATAACCTGTACTTACTGTTATAGATGTTAGTTTCAAGGGGTCATCTAATCCCCTAAAAATAATTTTTTGCCCTGTTGGTATATATGTCATTTCCATAGGTGATACAGTGCATTTCCATAAGTGAGATACTTTTAATCTTCTTATTGCCGTTTGCAACTGTGCAAAGGTACTACCTCTTTGTGTATCAAACACTTTCCTTACTACAAGTAAATTACTTTCTGGCAGTTCCATAAGTCTATAGATAAAATTCAAGGCTGTTGTATAGCTTTTCTTACTTCCTCTTCCACCTTTTACTACTCTGTATCTGCCTTTGTAATTCCAAAATGTTTTATATCTTTTTCCTATTATTTCAGGCAACTTTATATCTACATAATTAGTCCTCAATTTCATCACTACCCTTAAAGACTGGTATGTCTATTTTGTTCTTTTCCCCCTCGACCTTCTTCCTTTCGAGTTCCAGCCTTTGCTTTTCTATCTCTATTTTTTGAAGTGAGGTTAAAGCTTTTACTAATGTTCCAAGTTTATTTGTTCTTACAGTTTCAGTCTTATGTTTAACGAGCTTTCCAAAGCCGTTTACTTCTTCGTAGATATTTAGTTCTTCTGTAGCTTGTAGCAGTGCTGTATTGATGTTGTTTAGGATATCAGCCATCAGATCAGATGTTTCATCAGATAATTTTTCTTTAGTTTTTTCTGATACTTTTCTGAAATGTTCCTTTCTTAGCTCACTCCATTTTTTATCTGATGAATATTGTTGAATAACCAAATGGCTAACTCCATACTTTTTACTTAAATCTTTTAGTGTGACAGGTTTTTCAGATATATCTGTGACATATTCTGTCTCTAGCTTTAACCAGTCTATCTTGCTTCTTTTGTTGGTTGTCACATTGTCACACTGTGACACTTTTTGTGACACTCCTTTTGTGACATCCCACTTATGGCGTGACTTCCATTTTCTAACTGCTGCTTCTGTAACGTTATATTTAGCTGCTATTTCTTTTATATGTATTCCAGCTAGATAATCTATTTTTGCTAATTCATGATCTTTCACACCATCTGTGACACCTCCTTGCTTACCTCATTACTACCCTCATCATGTAAGAGTATTAATCAGGCAATTATTCATTCAATAATTACCTTCATATAGTTAAAATGACCACCATTTCTATTTTTTTATTTGAAATATTCTCTCTAAAAAGTTATAATATGTTTGCTACTACATTTTATAAAAGAAAGGAGGTGGACATTGCGGGTGAAAAAATTAGAATTATCCGTGCTCCATTCAATAATAAAAGATACATTTTAAATTTAAACACCGGTGTTTGTCATGATTTGGATAATTATTGTGCTTCGTGCCAGATTTATAATATGAAAGATGAACATGTTTATGCTAGCGACTATTTATATTCAGATATAAAGGAACATTCAGAATATAAAGAAGTATGTGATTATTGCATGGAACCTAAAGATGGATAGTAAATGCCTTGGTTTATTCCAAGGCTATGCCATGTCTAAAATCATAATTCACTACCTTTTTATCAAAATCTATCTCTAGTTTTCCTACAATAGATTCGAACACAATAAGATCTAATGTGACTTTGTTATTTTTTAATTCATGTTTTTTTATTATCTGTTCACCTTTCTTCAATTCAAATTCTTCCATTATTATCTCCTTTTTTTTATTTAGTACAGTTTTTATTAAAAGGCTGAACTGCTAACAGCCAAAACAGGAAAACTATTCCAATTGTTCATTCTCCTGACCACTTCTTTTGAAAGTAGTTTTACAGTTTTTGGAATTCAGACAAAGGTTTTCAGATAGATATCCTTATCCTTAAAATCATTCACTGGTAACCAAATATTAACTAACAACTGTTAATAGAACGGAATAATAGGAATCGAACCTATATCGTTGTATTGCTTTTTCCATTAAGCTATATTCCCATACATACCCTCGAGTGAGGGAAGGAGGACATTTATGAAAAAAATATAATAATCTAGGGTACGCCAATACCCACATTAGAAAACACCATTCTATGCAGCTGTTACCCAGCCATTATTATTTCTTTGCAAGATGATGTTCTCAAATCTGGATAAATAAAAAAAGGTGGACTAAATAAACCTTAGACATTTACATCTAAAGATTATTTGATCCACCTCTTAGGGTCGCAAATCAATTCTATATTCTATTTTCTATATTATATAATATTATTAGGAATTTTACAATACTATTTATCTGAGGTTTTCATAAGTGGAATATCTTTTTCAAATTTAGCGTCAACCACTTTCCCTGAATTGTTTATTTTTATTTTAAGCCAGCCACCTTTATATTCTGTATCATCTACTATTTTTTTTATTAACCTGTCTAATTTTTTATTATCTCCCATGTTCTCCCCTACCTCTTGATAAACTTATAGTTTTTCAAATACCTAGAATACTTCTTTATATACTCAAACTCATTTGGTTCTATCTCTCCACCTGTTAAATACCTATTCATTATATTTTTTACTGTTTCCTCTACTTCCCCTGCTTTTATTTTCATACTACACCTCACATTATTAAATATAACCCTATTCCAACACCGATAGCTATACCAACTATCAAGAAGGTCATAGCTACCAGTATTAAGCCTGTTATTAAGTATTTTTCCATGTTATACCTCTATGCTATTTTATTGATAATTTTATTTATAAAATATAATTGCCCTTTGCCTGTAATCTTAGGAGTTTTCTTTATCTCTATTTCTCCATTACTATGATTTATTGCTGTTTTCTTTATTTCAAATAATCCAAGATTCATAGCTCTTTGAGTTGGCAAGTTATAATCTGATCCTTCTTTTTTTATCAAATACCCTTGCTCTCTCAACCAAGCAAACATTCTTTTTTCTCCTGTGTCATATCCATTTTGCTTTAATATTTTTGCTAACTCTCTTATTAAAATAGAATCCTTAGATGCTGTTACTGCTTCAGCAAACATTACTTTTGGTTTTTGCTCTTCTAACTTTGTTTCTAACTTTTTAACTTCTTCTCTATAATTTAGAATCTTTTTATTTTGAATCTCCATAGCTCTTGCCATTATCATGTCTTCGGTATTCCATGCTTCTTCACATTTTATAAAATACTCTCTTGCTTCTTTCCCTTTTTCATTTCTTTGTAACATAGATATTTCTTTAGACATTGATAATTTCATTAAATAATCAGTTGTAGGCTGTTTATTTATAGGGTGGTCAAAAATGACCGGGGTATAATCTTTATTTTCTACAAATCCATATTCACACATTCTAGGAAACCAATGTCTAAACTCTGTTCCAACTTCTAAAAATTTATGCAATTCTCTTGCACTTACTAATTGTTCACCGTTTCTTTCTTCTATTTTGATTAAATTATTCATATTCTCCCTCCTTAACTCTTAAAATGAAATTATCTGGCTTCTTAGTTCCTGTATTCTTGGTTATGTGTAATTTAACTATCTGGCTGTCATCTTCCCAGAGAATCCCTGTTAAACTGTCAAATATTCCTTTACAAAAATTATCTATGTCTCTTACAGTTTTATCTTTAAAATTTAATATCAAATCAACTTCCAGTTTTTCTTTACTTAGCTTTTTCTTTTGCGTCATCATGTATGTTTGAACATTATATTTAAACTTCTGTCCTGCATCTGATATATGAAATCTGTTCCCTGATCTTCTCCAATAAGTATTTACCGATGGAGGACGAAAAGGGAATATATATTCTGTCATTCTTTCACCTCTTTGAATAAACTTCTCCAATCATTTTTAAAACTCTTTTCAAAAGCTTCTTGAAATGATGCTTCAATATCCCAACTAATACCTAGTGTTTTTTGCAATTCTCTTGTATTTTTTATGTAAGCTTCTTTTATAAATTCTCTTGCTAACTTTTCTTTTGTTTCATCTCCTAAAATATAATTTTTATTCATTCTTTCTAAGAACCATTTAGGAATATTCCTTTTCCCATTTTCTATCGAAGAGAGATATGGAATTGATATCTTTAATTTACTAGCCATATCTTTTAAGCACTCCGAATTGTAAACTCTTATTATTTTTAATATAGTTTTTATTGAATTGTCTTTTATTTCCATATTTGCCACCACTTTTTATTTTTCAATTCTTCCAGTTCGGATTTTAACTTACTAATTTCAAGTTTTAAATCATTATTTTCAAATCTTAATCCAGCATTTTTATATAAAAGTTCACTATACTTTTTTGATGTTCTTAGCCAATTAGCAGCATACGTATTTTCAGTCTTTTCTATTATTTTTCTAATCTCCTTCAAAACCTCTTCCTTACTCCCAAAGTTTCTTGAAGGTACTCCCTCTATTCCCGTTTCCTTTTTTAGAAATGTATATATTTTTCTAAGTTCGTCTCTAGTCATTATTCCCTCCCTATCCAAGCAACAGTTATTATTACTGCTGCTGTTAAGATTATGTAATACAATTAGGCCTCCTATCTATTACAATTCATCATAATTTCCATAGTTGGCAAGATATAATTCCCATTCTTGCCACATATAAAACTATTATATTTTTCACAATTATCACATTTGTTTTCATAAAAAACTTTTTTAAGTATATGTTCTATTACATTCACAGTCCATCCATCCCCTAATAAGTCTTGACACTGTGAATAAGAAACACAATCAGTATATCCAACTGGAACTGTTTGTCCAAGCTCCAACTCTCTTCTAGTTAAATATCTGCAAAAATCTTCATATTCTATAAGCCCAGAATTTGGACTTCTATCTTGTTTTCTTGTTATGCAATATATTTTTTTTGCATCTGTGATATTTGCACAATTACTTTTGTTGTTTCTTCCTTTTCCATTGTTCCACATTCTGATTCTAGAAGGTGTTTTTTTAACTTTATATTTTTCTAAATCTGTTTTTTCTTTAAAATCCTGAAAATTTATTTCTTTATCTTTGGGTATATCAAATTGTATGTTACTCCAATAATATCTAGGTCTATTTTGATAAGATACCAAGTTACTATTTATGTATTTTCCTTCTACACCTAAATATTCATCAAGTTGTTTTTTGCTTTCGTTTTTCATTTTTACATTTTCAAGTAAAAAATATTCTGGAGATACCTCTTTTAAAATTCTTAAATATTCATAAAATAATTTAGATTTATTTCCTTCCAGTCCTCTTCCATCAATTTTTAAAAGGCTAAAATCCTGACATGGACTTCCACCTAAAAGAAGGTCTATTTTACCTGCTTTAAAGTTTCCATTTTCTGTATAAAGAACTCCTTTTTTATAAAAAACTTTAGTAACATCGCCAATTTGAATTGTATCTGGAAAGTTATACTGTGTGCATTTAATAGCATGTTTTTTTATTTCAGCTGCATAATATTTATACTTTTTTATTCCTATTTTATTTAATGCAATTTGTCCACAGCTCATTCCATCAAATAAACTTAATACAGTTATCATTAGTCCTCCTATGCTATATTTTCCCAAAAAGATTCTTTATTCTTATTTTTTTCTTTTCTTTTGCTCTCCCAATCAAATTGAAATACTTTTGTCATTTCAACCATTCTATCTACTATTTTGTCACTATCATTTAAATTTAAATGTTTTTTCAAATCAGAAAGCTTAAGATTAGTTGTAATCATTATAGGCAAATTAACCCTATATCTCATATCTATCAAGTTAAAAACTTTCTCCAATCCCCAATCAGTTAACTTTTCACTTCCAACATCATCTATAAAAAGCAAATCAGCAGTTTTTACAGCATTTAAAAGTTTTTCTTCTTCAGGAAAATTCTCTCTTATCGCCATAAGATATCTGGAAAGATTAAAGCTTAAAACTGTATAGCCCTTTTGCATAATCTTGTTAGAAATACAGTTAGCAACATATGTTTTCCCTGTTCCTGCTCCACCTACCAGCATAAGTCCGATGTTATCTTGTTTAGCTATATGGAAATTTTCAGCATATTTTTTAAATTTTATATATATTTCTTCTTCAACTTTACTTCCTGTTTTTGCTCTTTCGAATGTATCTTGTGAGTTATTTCTATCAGTAATACTCATATTTCTATATCTTTTTATTCTTTTTTCAATTCTTTCTTTTTGCTGGCATTCACAGAATACGCCTTTATCAACTCCATCTTTATCTCTATAAAGTAGAATTCCACCACATTTTTCACATCTTAATAGAACTTCCATATTACCACCAACCTTCTTCAACATTATTTTTTTTAATGTTTTTAGAATCATTACTCATATACCCATCAGCCATGATTCTATCTATCATACTTCTAACAGAGAAATGATTTATATTTGGTTTAGTGTCTAGTTCTCCCAATAAAAACTTAGATTCTTTTATTTTATTTATCAATTCCCTAATATTAATATCTCTATATTTACTTGGTAACATAATATTATCTATCAGCATTTTATTTATTCCTGTAGATTTAATAACTATATCTTTAAGTTCTTGTAAATCATTTTTAAATTCGATTGATGATGAGTCCAAAGGACGAACCTCTTTTTCTTTCTCAGGCATATCCTCTATCTTATTTAGTTTATCTAACTTAGTATCATCATCTTTCTTTTTATAGTTATTCTTATTATAATTATTCTTATTATAGTTATTCTTACTAGCGTACAGCAACTCTGTACTACTGTCGGTACAGACATCTGTACTAATGGTAGTACAATCTTCTGTACTTCTGTCAGTACAACTTTCTGTACTAGTACAATCTTCTGTACTTCTGTCAGTACAACTTTCTGTACTAGTACAATCTTCTGTACTTCTGACCCTTAGATAATAAATGCTGCTTGAACTAAAACATCTTACTTTATCAATTAGATCAACTTTTTCTAAATCTTTTATATTATTTGATACAGTTGTTTTACTGTTGCATTTTAAATCTTCCATAAGCTCATCATAAGAATATTTAATATAAACTTCCCCTTTTTTATCTATCCAATTATTTCTGGCAGATAATCTAGTTCTTTCATACATAAGAACATAAGTTTTAAAAGCTCCTATAGATATTTTTCCTTCAATTAACAAGTCCATAAGCCATTTAGGTACTTGATAATATAACATACTATCTAAATCATTAACTTTTATACTTCTCATTTTATCCCTCCTTTTGAGAGGTGCTGCCAAACATCTCTCTTATTTTTATTTTGTATCTGCCCACCACAACAAAGATGTTTGGCTCTGAAGTGATGAACAGATATAAAGTAAAAATTATTGTTTTTTTTATTTTAAATGGCTATTTTCTAATTCTATTTTTAAAAAACAGCCATTTTTTAAATTATAGCAACTCATCTGAGCTGCCAGATATTAGGATCACCTCCTATTTTGTTCTCTTAGTACAAGTAAAATATCCAGCTACAAATCCAATTACTAAACCAATAAATACATATCCTGCTACTGTAATTGTTTGTCCTCCTTATCTCTTAAATAAATATGATGCTGGAATACCTTTTGCATATCTACCAAAACCATAACCACGCCATTTATTTGTTATTCCCTGTGATTTATACTCATCTAATGTTTGTGGTTCTTTTTTCTTTTCTTTGATGTTTCTAGATGCGAAAAAATCTCTTAACCATCTATTCATAATTGTTCCCCCTCTTATTTTTTATTTAAGCTTTACTATTTGTTTATAAAACTTATTTAGAAGCCTTTCATGATACTTTATATATCTAAATTTTGAAAGGCTTTAAAATCAATTTTATAGATCGCTATTTCCCAGTAATTCCTTCAACTCTTTTGTCTTTTTTAAAATTTCATCTTCCCTAGAAAAATATAGTTCAATCTTTCCATTTTCTTCTTTGTATATTTCATGTAATTTATCGTTTTTATCAAAGTAATAATAAAACACATAATCTTTCTCAAACACATCAAATTGCATTTCACATATTAAATATCCATCTTTTTTATAATATTTAACATATTTATAGTTTTGTAGCTTTGCATTTTCTAATAAATTGTAAGGAGTTAATATATAATCATTATTCAACCCTACTATCTCATTAAGTAGTATCTTAACACTCTCCACTCTCTCACCTCCCTTCTACATTTTTGTATACAACTTTAATCATCTTCAATTCTTCATTTAATTTTTATATGTCCATAATTTTTTATTGACTATTATACATTTTTGTATTATATTGTATCTATAAATACTTATAGTCAAGGAGTGCAATATGAATAATGATAAAAAAATAAATGATGAAGACGTTGAACAAGTTAAGATTTATATTTTAGAGTGTTTGGATATATTAAAAATTAAATCTTAATAAGTTTTTCTATTAATTGAGATAAATGATTTAAAACCTTTTGATTTCCGAGATTAGCTTCTCTCCATAAATATTGGTAGCTTCTGCCATCGTGTCTGACCAAATCAATGAATTTTAAATTATTTTCCAAAAGTTTCATTTTCAAATCTTTGTAATCCATCAACGACCTCCTGTTGTATTTTTACAATTAAATTGTACAACATAATGTTGTAAATTGTCAATAGAATAAATAAAAAAAAGACACCTTTTCTTTTGGTGTCTTTTTAAAATTTTAAATACAAACTATTTTATTCTTTCAATTATTCTTTGGATTCCTTCTAACTTTTCTTTCACTTCTTCTAATTTGCCTTGTTTGATCGCTTCATAACTTATTTCTTTTTGATAGAGTTCAAGTATTTTTACCAAGTCATTACTATCTAAAATTTCCATCATTTCATTCAAAAATACTTTGTCTGTACTTTCAAGTAATCCCATATCTTCATAAAGTTCTATTATATCCATTCCTAAAGCTGAAGCTATTTTTTTTACCATTATAGGATTGGGATTTTTCCTATCTCCGCTTTCTATTCTACTTATCTCCGCTCTGTCTACACCGGACAAATTAGAAAGCTTTCCAAAACTGTATCCTAATTCTTCTCTTTTTTCTTTTATCTTTTTTCCGATTGTCTTTTCTAGCATTATTCTCCACCCTTCGTTTATTTTATATATCTAATTATAAAATGGTTGTTTTAAATTTACAACAAATTATTTAAAAAATCTATTGATATTTTACAACATCAGTGATAATATAATGTTGTAAACTTACAACAAAACAAAACCCCAAACCAAAAAGGAGGAAAGATGAAGAAATATGAAATATCACACTCAAAATCAGCAGGAGAAGCAGATTTATATCTAATATGGGATGTTACAGGTAAAGAGCGTGAGCTATATTGCTTCTTTTCAGAGGAATACAAAGATGAAGCTTATAGAAGATTAGATGAATTAAATAAAGGGCTGTAATAGCCCTTTAAGGAGGAAAAATATGTGGAAATGTAAAAAATGTGGTAGCGAGGTAGTAGGAACAATAGAAGTTCACAGAAGTTTAGATTTTAAACTAGATGAAGATGGAAACTTAAATGAATATGATTCTATTTTCGAACTTGAAGAAAATATAAAAGAAAGTGAAGAAGTGGAAAATTATTATTGTAAAAGCTGCGGAGAAAATAATGAAGAATTAGAAGAAATAGCAGTTTGGGAGGATTAAGATGTTTGGAAAATTAGAAGTTGGAGACAAAAAACCTACAAAAGAAGAAGAAGAAAAATATATTCAAGAATTATTTGACATATCAATGGCAGCACCAGAAGTTTTAATAGGGTGGAAACCTGTTGGTATTGAAGATTATGAATTTTGCATAGATTTTTTAAAAATAATGAAAAAAAATACTCAAAAGGTTGTAGATGAAATGCTTAGCAAATAAGGAGGGTAAATGACAGTAGAAAAACTTACCTTGTTAAATAAAAAGAAGTTTATAAAAGATATGTACAGATATGCAAAAGACCAGAACGACTTAAAATATATACCTAATGAAATAGGGGGGGGGGTTATAGAAAAGTTTAAATTAGACCTTTCTTATTATACTGGCTACATAGCTAAGAGAATAGAAGATGGTTACAAAAATGTAAGACAAGGGGATAAAATAACCATTCAAATGTTTGATAAGAGTGAGAGTTATTTGAACGAAGAAATTAATTTTCCTTTCTTGGTAGATGTAGTAACTGAAAATAGAATTAAATTAAAATATCTGAGTTAGGCAAAAAAAGAGCAAAAGCTCTCTTTCGAGAGCTAATGCCTGTTAAATGCTATCTACACGCCTTTTTAAGGAAGTGGGCGCTTCCTTAAAAGTATTATAACATAAAAACTTTATATATTGCAAGGGGGGAGATATGAAAAAATTTTTGAAAAAATGGAAAGAAACTATAAAAGAAATAATAATGCTTGTAGCTTTACAGTTAGCAGTTGGATATATGATTTTAGAGGTGATGGGAAGATGAATAAGACGAAAACAAGCAAACAAGAAAAGCTGTTCAATACTGAAAACGAATATTCAAAAGCTAGATTTACAAATTCTTTTAATAGTGAATTCGAAGGAAGAACATGGCTAATCGGAAGAATGTGGGAATTGAATGATTTTACAAATTATAAATTCGGACAAGTAAAAATGTTATTAGAGATATTAGATATAAAAGAAAGTGTAAAAATGTCTAAAGGCCTTAATACAATAGCTGATAACTTCGAAAGAATGGCTAATGAGCTTAGAAGCTTTACAAAGGAAAGGCAAATAAAAGATGTTGAGGTGATGTGGAGATGAAACTATCTGATTATAAAAAAATAATAAATAAAATGAAAACACTTGGTTATCCAGTTTATGAAATGACGGCCGAAGATACATGGTTTATGTTAAGAGCTTTTAGTTAGGAGGGTAGGTATGACAAATAATGAAAAAATAATAAACTTAGCAAAAGATTTAAAAATTTCTACCGGTTTCAGTTATAGAGTGGAAAATAAAATTCATATTTTAGAAATAGCAGACCTAGAGTTCTCAGGATCAACAGAAACAGAGGTTTTCAACGAAGCTATAAAATACATAACGAAAGAGCTTCAAGACCTTATAAACAAAGAATACAAAGTAATAGACTATGTAGAAAAGAAAACAGCTTAATTCTTTATAGGTTTTCCAATAAAGATTGGAGAACTTATTAAAAAATTAAGGAAGGAGGAGTTTATGAAGAAATTAGTACCACTTAAAAATCTCTCTACAGAAGACTGGCACAAAATGAGAGATAAAGGCATAGGTGGTAGTGATGTAGGAGTTTTGCTCGGATACAGTAAATATAAAACTAATATTGAGTTATGGGAAGAAAAAACAGGGGTAAGAAAACCTGATTTCAAAGATAGCGCAGCCACGATAAGAGGTAAAAAGGCAGAGGAACATATTTTAAAACTTTGGGAAGCCTTCAATCTTGATAGAGTGAAAATAATAAAACCTGAGTATCATTATTGCCATTCTGAATATGAATGGTGCAGAGCTAACTTTGACAGCTTCGGAATAGTTGATGGAGAAAATTGTGTGATAGAAATAAAAAGTGCAGAAGTTAAAAATTTAAATGATTGGTGGGGAAAAGTACCAATGACTTATTATTTGCAATGTTTACATTATCTTTTGGTGAGTGGACTAAGCACAGCTTGGTTAGTAGCTGGAATTAGAATATTTGGAAAAGATGATATAGTTATAAAACAATATAAAATAACAAGAAACGAGAATGAAATAAATTACTTGCTTGATAAAGAGCTTGAGTTTTGGGAAAAGATAAAAAATAAAACTAAACCAAATTTAATAAAAAACATAGATATATAGGAGGATATTATGGAAATTAAAACAAACGAATTCCAAGTAGCAAAAATTGATTTTAACTTTGAAGAAGTAAAAGGTAAATTAAAAGAATTTTCTGAAAAATATGTAGGTTTAGTGGTAACAGAAGAAAATATAAAAGATACCACAACTGCTAAAAACGAACTTGCAGCATTAGAAAAACATATTGAAGATTATAAGAAAGCACAAAAAAAGGAACTTGAAATACCTATAAAAGAATTTGAGGGTAAATGTAAAGAATTGCTTTCTATTTTGAAAGAAGTTTCTGATCCAATAAGAGAGCAATTAGAATATTATGAAAATGTAAGGAAAGAAGAGAAAGAAAAAGAAGTACAGACTTTAATCGATGAAGTGGCTAAAAAATATGAGCTTGAAAAAGAATTTGCTAATCAGCTGGTTATTATTCCTAAATATCTTAATAAAACACAAAAAGAAAAAGATACAGTAGAAGATTTAGAGCTGAGAGCAAAAGTTTTAAAAGAGCAGCAAGAACAAAAAAGACAACTGGAAGAAATGAAAAAACAAAAACTGGACTTGATCCAAAAAACTATTGAAGAAGTAAACAAAGAATTTGAAACGGATTTAAAAATATCTGAATTTAATTTCTTAATAGATAAGGTTTTAGATGAAATACCAAAAACTATAAGAGCAAGAGCAAACTATATATATCAAGAAAGAAAAGCAGAAGAACAGAAAAAGTTAAAAGAAGAGATTGAAAAAACTGAAATTATAGAAGTTGTTGAAGAGAAAAAAGAAGAAATAAAGTCACCTAAATTATTTAATTTTTCTTTAAAGATAGAAAATTGTACAGGTGCTAAAGCAAAAATTTTAAAAGAATTTTTAGAAGATAATGGGTTTGAATACAACTTAGAGAGTAAATAGGAGGAATTAAAATGGATGTTAAAAACAGTTTATTGGATAAAACAAAAGGTGCTTTAAATGCTATTGATAATAAGGAACTTAAAATTTTAGATAAATTTGACGCTTTTAAAATGTTTGCAGAAAGTGCCTTGCCTAATGCTAGCAAAGAAAGGGTATCTTGGTTTGTTTCTAATGCTATTACAGAAGTTAGAAACAATAAAGACTTGATGGAGGCTGCCAAAATAGTTCCTAATCAATTCTTCGGGGCATTGATGAAAAGTATTCAACTTGGATTACCAATAGGGAACCAATATAGAGTTGCAAGTTTAATTCCTAGAAACGATAAAAATACTGGTAAATCAATAACTCTTCAGCTGTGGACTAGAGCTTATAAAATGTTAGCAGCTAGAAGTAAAAAGTATTCTGAAATACAAGTAAGAGCAATTTATGAAAAAGATGAGTTTTCTGTTTCTTTTGAAAATGGGAAAGATACTTTCAGACTTGTTCCTTGCTTATGGGGAGAAAAAGGAGAGAAAAGAGGGTATATCGCATATTGTAGAAACTTAGAAACTGGAAACCCAATTTTCAGGGTTTACAACATGGAATTTATAAATAAAAGAAAAGACCTTGCTATGACAGATAAGTTCTGGAATAAATGGGAAGAAGAAATGGAAAATAAAACAGTTATTGGAGATTTTTGTAAAAATTGGCTTGATAGTGAAATAGAGATACAAGGCTACTTAGGAGCTGAAGATAAAGCTTATACACTTGATCCTACTATTGCAGAAGCTGAAATAGAAGAAGTTCCAACACTGCCAGTTGAAAACAAAGAAGATGACACTTCAGAAAAAACACTTGAAGAAAAAATACAAGAAAATTTAGAAGATGGAAAAGAAAAAATGATGGATAAAAATTTAAAAGAAGCTGAAAAAATAGATGATGATGAAGAGATACAAGAACTTTTTGGTAAAAAATAATTAAGGAGATAAACATGGCATATACTAGAGAAACACAAAAATTGATCTATTGGTTATTTGCTTCTTACAGCAATTTCAGGGAAGGGAGAGAGCCAGAAGCTTCTCCTGCTCCATACCCTTTACATGAAGCTAAAAAGGAACTTAAAAAGAAATATATAAAAGCTACTGGATATAAAACTAATAAAAAGCCATTAGAGGAGTTCTTGAAAGTTTTAGTTGATACAGTAGACCTAGAAACATTTAATAAGCTATCTAAAGCTTATATAAAGTCAATACAGGACTTTTCAATCAACCACGAGGACTTTAGTTTATGCCTCTCTCTAATAAGTCAAGAAAAGGCAAATAGTCTGGTAGAATTTATGTTTGATTTCTTACTGGAGAATAATATACCAATGAGACAAGAGCTCGTTGATCTATACAGCAAAACACAAAATGACAGATATATATTCGCTCTACTGCTCCATAAAAAATGTTGCATATGCGGAAAAGAAATAACTGGGCCTCACCACGTAGATCGTGTGGGTACTAGTGGATATAAAAATGATACTGGATTAGATAAAAGATTATCTCCACTTTGTCCTTATCATCATGCAGAAATTGAAGATGGAGAATATACTACAGAAGAATTTGAAAAGAAATATCCTACTTTTGGATATAAGCTGTGTAATGAAAAAGAGATAGAGAAACTTAAAAAAGTGTATAAACATCATTTCAAGGGTTACAAAAGGGAGGAAGGATGATAAAAATAATGCATGGAAATTCTTTGGAAGTATTAAAAACTTTAGAAGATGAAAGTATAGATTGTGTTGTAACATCTCCTCCATATTGGCAAATTAGAGATTATGGTGTTTCCGGCCAGATAGGACTCGAAAGTGATGTAAACGAATTTCTTGAAAAACTTATGAATATATTTGATGAAGTCTATAGAGTGTTAAAAAAATCA